TTCCTGCGCAAAATGCGGCGCCGTGATGCCGTTGGAGACTGGTCGTGGCCGCCGGCGGAAGTTCTGCGCGTCGTGTAGCCCTTCGCGGCCTCGTCGGAAGCCTGATCCGCCGGAGTCGGTGACGCGTGCGGTGTCGGCGCCGGTGGGTTCGGTGTTGGAGGCGACGCGGTTGGCGTTGGCCCAGGCGCGCCGGTTGGATACGCCGATGGGGCAGGCGGCGTTGGTGTTGGCGAAGCGTATCGATGATGCGGATGAGCCGTTGGCGGCGATCACGCAGGCGACGAAGCAGTTGCGTGAGGCGTTGTCGTCGGTGGTGACTGAGGAGCAGGCTGCGCCGGCGGATCCGAATGACGAGTTCACGAGGAAGAGGCTTGCCCGCGAGCATGGTGCGTGAGGCCGCTCCGGCGTTCTTCACGCATCCTCCGTTGGGTGATTCGATCGGCGATGATGTCGCGGATTGGGTTGGGCATCTGCAGCTGGGTAACGGCGAGTTCTTCGTGCCGGATGCTAATCAGCGGGCGTTGTTGCGGGCGATGTTCGCCGGTCCGCCTGGTGTGACGTATCAGACGCGGGATAAGAAGTGGGCGTCGTCGCAGGTTGCGGTGGTGGCGCCGCGTCAGAACTTGAAGACGGCCACGTTGGAGATGGGTGTTGCGGCGGCGTTGTGGCTGTTGGATGCCCGTCTGGTGGTGTGGACTGCGCATCTGTACAACCCGGCGGCTGCTGAGACGTTCCTGCACTTCAAGGAACTGATCGACTGCAACCCGCACCTGTCGCGCAACGTGAAGCGGGTGCTGGAGGCGTCGGGCGGCCAGGGCATCGAGTTGATAAACGGTGCCCGGATCAAGTTCCAGGCGCGCAGCAAGAACGCTGGCCGGTCGCTGTCCGGTGACCTGATCGTGATGGATGAGGCGTATGCGCTGTCCACGGCGGAGGCAGGTGCTCTGATCCCGACGAGGTCGGCACGGCCGAACTCGCAGATCTGGTACGGCAGCAGCGCGGGTCACTATGACTCGGATCAGTTGCGGTTGATTCGTGACCGTGGCCGGGTTGGTGCGCGCCGGCAGACGTACGCGGAGTGGTGTTCGACGGCTGAGTGTGAGTCGGAGCGTTGCACGCACGACCTGGGCGAGCCTGGCTGTGTCCTCGACGACGTCGGGGAGTGGGCGAAGGCGAACCCGGCGCTGGGCACCCGCATCGATGTGGACACGATCTACGACGAGCGGGCGTCGATGTCGCCGGCGGAGTTCGCCCGTGAGCGTCTGGGTTGGTGGGATGAGCCGTCGGCCGGTCAGGTGATTCCGGGCCCGCGGTGGGCGGCGTGCGCGTCGGAGGGGTCGATTGTCGGGCCGGTGGCGTTGTTTGTGGACATTGCGCTGGACCGGTCGCAGTCGGTGGTTGCGGTGTGCGGCGCCGACGCTGATGGGATTCCGCAGGTGGAGTTGGCGGAGATGTCTGCCGGCACGGATTGGGTGACTGATCGTGTGTCGGAGATTGTCGGCCGTAACGAGGTGTTGGCGGTGGGTGCGCGGTCGGCTGGTCCGGTGGCGTCGTTGCTGCCGGAGTTGTCGGGTGTGTGTACGCAGGCCGGCACGGATTTCGTGAAGGTCGGGTCTGGGGATTTCGCCGGGATGTGTGGCGGGTTCTACGACGCGGTGTACGCGCATGGTGTGCGGCATCGGAACGATCCGCGGGTTGATGCGGCGTTGACTGCTGCGAAGCGCCACCAGGTGGTGGAGGCCTGGACGTGGGAGCGGACGAAGGTCGATGTTGATGCGGCCCCGTTGGTTGCTGCGACGGGGGCTTTCGCGCTGTTTGTGCAGCGTGCGCGGGTCGTGGAGTCCGATCCGCTTCAGAACATTTGGTGAGGAGAGCCGTCGTGAAGTACGTTCCTGGGCTGCTCGGCGCCGTCCTCGTTGTGGCCGGTTTCGCGTGGTTGATGCCTGCTTTGGGTGTGATCGCCGCGGGCGGTTTCTTGTTGGCGCTCGATAGGCGGATCGGCTGATGGGGTTGTTCTCCGGCCGCCGTGTGGCGGAGCCTGCGCCGCAGCGTTCGATGACGTTGCCGTTCGACTTGTCGGCGATCTACCCGGGCGCGTCGATCACCGATTACGCGACGGTGGACGCCAACGGCGACAACGCGTTGCGTTCGATCGCGGTGGGTGCCGCTATTGATCTGATCTGTTCGTTGGCGTCTGAGCTGCCGCTGGACACGTTCCGCGGGTATGGCTCGGACAGGGTGCAGTTGGCGACGCCGTCGAACCTGCAGGATCCGGGCTCGACTGGCCAGGGTCTCGAGGACTGGGTGTATTCGCTGCTGGTGTCGTGGCTGTACCGCGGCAACGCCTACGGCGAGGTGTTGGAGTACGACCGGGCCGGCAATCCGCGCAGGGTGTCGTTGTTCCACCCGGATCAGGTTCGGGCGACGCTGGTCGACGGGCAGGTCCAGTGGTGGGTGAATTCGCAGCCGTGGGATGCCCCGGAGCGGTTCGTGCATCGCCGGGTGAACCCGGTGCCTGGCCGGCTGCTGGGTGCGAGTGTGATCGAGCGGCATGCGATGCAGATCGGCACGTCGCTGGCTGCGGCTCAGTTCGGGTCGCAGTGGTTCGCTGATGGGGCGCATCCGTCGGGGCTGCTGGTGAACGCGAACGACATCACCCAGGAGCAGGCGACGACGGTGAAGTCGCGGTGGATGTCGCTGTTCCAGGGCACCCGTGAGCCTGCGGTGTTGGGCAAGGGTTGGGATTGGAAACCGATCCAGATCAACCCGGCCGAGTCGCAGTTCTTGGAGACGCAGCGGTTCACCGAGGCGCAGTGCGCCCGGATGTTCGGCCCTGCGGTCGCGGAGACGCTCGGCTACGAGACGGGCGGCTCGATGACCTACGCGAACGTGGTGGACCGCCGGTCGGACCTGTTGACGTTCACGCTGAACAAGTGGTTGACCCGTGCTGAGCGTCTGCTTTCGCAGCTGCTTCCGTCGCCGCAGTACGCGCGGTTCAACCGTGACGCGCTGCTGCAGTCGACGACGCTTGCCCGCTACGAGGCGCACGCCTCGGCGCTGGACAACCGCTGGCGCACCGTCAATGAGATCCGCGACATCGAAGACCTGCCGCCCGTGGAATGGGGCGACGTCCCGAACGAGAAGACATCTACACAACCAGGGAGCGCGCAAGCATGAGCAACCTGATCCGCGACTTCGTCGCCGACATCGAGATCCGTTCCGACGGCACCGGCCGCACGGTGCACGGCATTCTGGTGCCGTACAACACGGTGGCCCGCGTCAGCGACGGCGGCCCCGCCTACGAGGAGATGTTCGCCCCTGGCGCGTTCTCCCGCGACATCGAGGCCCGCAACGGCGACTTCCGCAAGGTGAAGTTCCTGTACCAGCACGACCACGAGCAGCCGATCGGCCGCGCCGTGGAGTTGCGCGACGACGCCGCCGGACTGTTCGGCGCGTTCCGCGTGGCGAAGACGTCCAAGGGCGACGAGGTGCTGGAGCTGCTGCGCGAAGGTGTGCTCGACTCGTTCAGCATCGGCTTCCGCCCGATCGACCCGGCCCCCGGTGACCCGATCAGCGTCGGCGAGCCGGTGGTCCGCACCAAGGCCGGACTTCGTGAGACGTCCCTGGTCACCTTCCCGGCGTATGCCGGCGCCCTGGTCGCAGGCGTGCGTGCGATCGAACCCGAAGACCTCCACGGCGACGCCGTCGTCGTGGCCGAGGCTGACACCACCGAGCCCGCTGCAGAGGTTCGCTCGGATCAGCCCACCCCCGACCCGGACCCGGCCCCTGCGCCACTCCACTCGGGACTGTCGCCTGCGCAACGGCGCACGGTGATGCTCAACAACCTAACCCTGAAGGAGAATCGATGAAGAACATCGAGATCCTGCGGGCTCGGGCCGAGGAGATCGAGGCCGAGTTCCGCAGCATTGACAGTGAGGCGGGCGAACGCTCCCTCAACGATGACGAGCAGGTCCGCTGGGACGCGCTCGACGCCGAACTGAAGCAGGTCCGCGAGGACATCGCCGAGGTCGAGGCCGAGCAGGAGCGCGCACAGCGCGTCGCCGAGTCCCGCGCCAAGTGGGGCAGCCTTCAGGTGTCGAGCCGGGTCAGCCCGTTCGACAACCTCGACCAGGTGCGCCACGCCTCCGACGAGGACTTGCAGGCGCGTGCGCTGACCGCGGTGGAGGAGACCTCCTACCGTGGCCCGTTCCACGTCCGCGACGAGCACCGCGAGAACGCCACCCGCATGATCGAGAGCATCCCCGGTGCTGCGCGTATGGCGCTCGCCTACGGGTCGCCCGCGTACATGTCGGCGTTCCGCACCTACCTCGCCAGCGGTGGCGCCCCTGTGTACTCCGCCGAGGAGGCCGCTGCGGTTCGTGCCAGCTTGTCGCTGACCAGCGCCAACGGTGGCTACGCGCTGCCGTTCCTGCTGGACCCGACGCTGATCCACACCGGCGACGCCACGAAGAACCCGATCCGCATGATCGCTCGGGTTGTGACCGGCACGCAGGACAAGTGGAACGGCGTGACCGTGTCCAACGTGACCACCGCGTGGAAGGCTGAAGGGTCGGCATTCACCGACGGCAGCCCCACCACCGGCGGCGTGACGGTGGACGCAGCGATGCTGACCGCATACGTCACCGCGTCGTTCGAGATCTTCCAAGACTCGAACCTCCAGGCGCAGCTCCCCGGCCTGATCGCCGAGAGCATCGACTACGCGGAGTCGGCGGCGTTCGTCACCGGCAGCGGTTCCAACGCCCCGAAGGGCGTCATCACCGCGGTGTCCGGCACTGCCGGTTCGCTGGTGACCTGCACCACCCGTGGCACCTTCTCCAGCGCGTCGATCGCCGACACGCTGGCGCTGGTCAACGCGCTGCCCGTCCGCTACGAGGACAGCAGCACCTGGGTGATGAACAAGGCCACCTACCGCACGATCGAGCAGCAGATGGTCGGCACCGGCGCCGTGAAGGCGATCGAGATGACCAACGGCAACACGCTGCTCGACCTGCCGGTGAAGCGTTCCTCGACGATGGTGTCCGCCACCACGTCGGGCAACATCCTCGCCGTGCTGGGTGACTTCTCCCAGTACATCGTCTACGACCGGCTCGGTGTGAACGTCGAGTTCATCCCGAACGTGGTGGACGGCTCGGGTATCCCGACCGGACAGCGCGGGCTGGTCGCCTACAAGCGGGTCGGCGGTGACGTCTCCGACGTGAACGCCTTCCGTCTGCTGAAGGCCTGACGGACTGGCGGTCTAAGCAACCGCCACGGTGGCCCCGGTGCAACCTCTCTGCGCCGGGGCCACCACCCCTCACCACCTGCCACCGAGAGGGCAACCGAGAGGACAATCATGGGTCAGGCCCGCCGTGCCCGCGAGGCGGCACGCAAGACCGTCGCGTTGGCGTACATCCATCCCGGCCAGGTGTCGTCGTACTTCACCGAGTCGCTGCTGGCGACGGTGTTCTACGACTTCGCGCAGGAGGCGATGGGCAACCGTCCGCGCCGGATCGCGAACGTCTATCAGGAGTGGTCGAGCGCGAACGTGTCCGAGGCGCGCAACTCGGTGACGAAGCGGTTTCTGGAACGCAACGACGCCGACTGGCTGCTGTGGATCGACTCTGACATGCAGTGGTCGCCGCCGGCGGTCGACGTGCTGCTCGATGCCGCCGACCCGAATGAGCGGCCGGTGGTCGGCGGTCTGTGCTTCGGGATGAGCATGGGCGAGCTGTTCCCGACGATCTACCAGTTCGCGCAGATCGACGGCCAACTGACGACGATGCGTATCCGCGAGTACGAGCGCGACGCGCTGGTGCAGTGCGCGGCGACGGGTGCGGCGTTCCTGCTGATCCACCGCAAGGTGTTGCAGCAGATGGCCGAGAAGAACTTCAACGAGGCGTTCCCGTTCTTTCAGGAGACGCAGAACGGCGACAAGCCGGTCGGTGAGGATCTGACGTTCTGCCTTCGGGTGGCCGCTCTCGGCTACCCCCTCTACGTTCACACCGGCGTCCGCGTCGGCCATCACAAGTCGAACCTGCTGACCGAGGACATGTTCTGGGCGCAGCAACCACCGAAGGAGGACTGATGGCCTATCTGGCGGTGTCCGACCTCGAGGCGCACCTTGGCCGCAGCCTCGGCGCGGCGGATGAAACGTCTGCCGAGGCGGCCGTGGCCGCGGCTGTCGCGCTGATCGACCACTACTTGGGGTTCGACATTGAGGCCCAGGACGACGTGACGGCCGGCGACATCGCGGTTTGCACTGCGGTGGGCGCCCGTGTGGCCGCGCAGTGGTTCACGAACCCGCAGGACCGCGCCTCGTACGCCGGCGTCGAGGGGATGTCGTGGACTGCGGCACCGTCGATGCTGGCCGCGCACATGGCCCCGGCGGACCGGATCGCGCTGCAGGGGTTGCAGCACAAGTACGCACCCGGGTTCGCCTGATGGACGTCGAAACCCAGGTGACTGGCGCTGACGAACTCACCCGTGGTTTGCGTGAGATGGCTGAGCGTGCGCAGGATCTGCGGCCTCTGTTCGAGGGTGAGATCGCCGAGTTGTGGCGGGACCGCCAGAAGGCTGTGTTCTCGTCTGGCAAGTTGGCGCCGCTGAGCCCCCGGTCGGTGAAGCGTAAGCGTCGCAACAAGAACGTGCCGCTGGTGGACACCGGCGAGCTGCGGGATCTGACGTACAAGTACACCCCGGTGAAGACGACGACGGATTCGGCGAAGTTCGGCATCCCGAAGGGCTCCGGCAGCGTTTCGGGTCGTGGCCGCAAGTCGATCGGTGCGATGCATGCGGTGAAGTCGGGGTCTCGGCCTCGTCGTGACGCGGTGCCGTCGTGGACGGCTGCTGAGCGCCGCCGGATCTTGGAGATGTTCTCCGAATACATGATGGGTCGGCCGTGAGCTACGAGAGTGTGAAGGCGGCCCTGGTCGACCACATCACCGACAACGTGGGTGACTGGCTGGATCTGGAGAAGGTCGACGCGTGGCCTGCCGACCCGGCGCTGGTGGGATCGTTCGAGATCCTGCCTGAGGGTGACGAGCATTGGCCGTGTGTGGCTGTGACAGCGTTGCGCAGTGTCGACGAGGACACGGTCACCGGTGGCCCGCCCGGTGAGTACATGAGCGTCTACTCGATGGTTGTGACTGTCGGCGTGAAGTCGGCCGGCAACGACATCGAGTCTGCTGTGTCCGGCCGTGACCGTCTGTTGCAGGCGGTGCGTAACCTGCTGAAGGCTGTCCCTGCGGCTGCTGACGGTGTGCGGGTGCTGTCGGACATCTCCGGCGAGACTGACGCTGTGGTGGCCGATGTGAAGGGCCGCCCGGCCGCGCTTGGCCGACTGAACATCCGAGTCCGATCTACAGAGACGATCCCTGACCTTGCCACGTACGGCACCGCCGACTCCGCTGAGGTTCACCTGTCGGTGACCGACGCCGACGGGTCGCTGTTCACGAACCAGCACTACGACGCCGAGTCCGTCTACGACGATCCCGCAGACGGCTACGACGGCGGCACCGAGTGGCCTGCAAAGCCGTAAGTCAACCATCCCC